CACGCACACAAAAGCGCCCTGCAGTTTTAGGTGGCAAACGCAAACTGGTAGAAATTCCGTTGGTGTGGGCATTTGATCGCTACAACAATTCCATTACGACTTTCCGCTTTACAAATATGTTTGATAAAGCATTTTATGTCATGAAATTTGACGAAGCGGGTGAACCAATCTGGGATGACCCAAGCAAGAAAAAGGAGTAGTATATGGCACCAGACGTCGTAAATGCAGTCGTGACAATTAGCGCTTCACTAATTGGCACGTTTGGCGGGATTGTCACTAGTGCTAAACTAACCACTTTTCGCATTCAGGAGCTAGAGAAAAAAGTGGAAAAGCACAATAGTGTAGTAGAACGAACTTATCGTTTAGAGGAAAGAACAAATTATTTTGACGAGCGAATCGACAAGCTCGAAAGTAAAATTGAAAAGGAGAAATAATATGCAACAAATTTTAATTACAGCGGGCGTTGTCGCTCCAATCATTTCAGCAATTGTAAATGTCGCTAAAGCACAATTTAAGCTAGACGGAAAGCAAGTATCTACGCTGGCTTTGGTCTTGGGTGTCGTTGTCGGTCTTACATACGCTGCAACTATTGTGCGTGGCGATTATGCTGTTTATGGTTGGGGTGGACTAATTGCAGGTCTATCAGCCATTGGTTACTATGAATTGGCTTTTAAAAATAAAAAAGGAGATACAACGGATGACACAAAAAAAGAAAATTAAACAGCTTTTAGCTATCAGTGCGATTTTCATTGGTTTTATCGCTCCTACTGTTGCACAAGCAGCAGTAGGCGATCAAGGCGTTGACTGGTCTGTTTATCAAGGTACGAATGGTATTTTTGGTTATGGCCATGATAAATTTGCCATCATTCAAATTGGTGGTATCAATGCATATGGTATGTACGGCCAATCAACGTATGAAACGCAAGTAGCAAGTGCTATTGCACAAGGTAAGCGTGCTCATACTTATATTTGGTATGAGGTAGGAGGCAATGCTGCTTTGGGTGAACAAGTGCTTAAAAACTTCTTGCCGCAGGTACAGACACCAAAAGGCTCGATCGTAGCTCTGGACTATGAGAGCGGAGCGAGTGGTAGCAAAGAAGCAAATACAAACGCAATTTTACATGGTATGCGTATGATTAAAGCTGCAGGTTATACACCGATGTACTACTCATACAAGCCTTATACAGTTGCCCATGTGGATTACAATCGGATTTTAGCTGAATTTCCAAATTCTTTGTGGATTGCAGCTTATCCAGATTACAATGTGACGCCATCACCAAATTATAACTTTTTCCCATCTCTTCCGGGAATTGCTATCTTTCAATTTACATCGACTTACATCGCTGGTGGACTTGATGGTAATGTAGACTTGACAGGTATTACAGATAATGGTTACGGTCGTAAGAATACACCTAAAACACAGACACCAGCTATCAAAGAAGGAGAAAAAGCTGACAATACACCAAAAAGTGATATTAAAGCCGGCGATACGGTTAAAGTTAATTTTTCGGCTACCAATTGGGCAACAGGCGAAGAAATACCCGAATGGGTCAAGGGTCGGTCTTATCAAGTAGCAGAGGTAAGTGGCGACAAAGTGCTATTAGCTGGTATTAACTCTTGGATTTACAAGCGAAATGTAGAGATTATCTCTACTACTAACAGCCAACCTCAAGCCCCAGCCGTTCCAAGTGCTGCCTCATATACAGTACAACCGGGAGACACGCTCTCTGGAATTGCGGCTAAATATGGGACGACTTATCAACAATTGGCGGCTTTAAATGGTATTAGCAACCCTAATTACATCTATGTAGGTCAAGTCCTAAAAGTGTCAGGACAAGGACAATCGTCTCCTCAAAATGTGGTTTATCATACGGCACAATGGGGTGATACACTTTCTGGAATGGCTTCTAAATACGGCACAACAGTAGAAAATATTCAAGCGCTCAATGGATTGTCTGGTGATCTAATCTATGCAGGTGTAACTTATAGAATAAAATAAGACAAACAATCCCCCTTAGGAGAAATCCTAGGGGCTTTTTTGTATATAATAACAATAAAAATTTGATTTAACTACTATATATAGTAGTTGACAAATATGATATAATAGTTTTAGAAAGATTAGAATTAATAGAATAAGGAGGATTGAATCATGATTACAGCATTAGATGTAGCAAATACTTTCTTAGCAAGAGCTAAAAAAGAAAAAATTGATATTTCTCCGATGAAACTTCAAAAATTAATTTATATTTTATATAAAAACTATCTGAAAGAAACCAAAAAAAAATTATTCTCTGATAAATTTGAAGTTTGGAAATATGGTCCGGTTATTTCAGAAGTTTATCAAGCATTTAAAGAATATAGATCTAATAGAATTACTGAGTTTTATTTAAATAGGGATGGTTCGTATAACACTGTAAAGTTAGGTAACAATTCTCACTTTGATAAAATTTTTGAAAAAGTATGGAATGAATATCGTTTGATTGACGGTATCTATTTGTCACAACTAACGCATCAAAGAAATACAGCATGGTCTAAGGCAGATGACAGAGGTGATATTTTCTTGAATGATCATGATATTTTTGAAGAAGAGGAGTATGAAATTGTCATCTAAAAAAGAGAACATGGAAGATATCCCTGTTGAGGAAGACGTTCCTAAAGATAATCATTTTCCTATTGATAACAGCAATAGCATAAAACCAAATGAGGTTACAAAAGATGTTTTTAATACAATTAAAGGTCATAATCTCTTAGGATGGTGCGTAGCTATATTAGTAGTTATATATTTGTTTGAATTTTTTCGTAATCAAGGAAAGATTAGTGAAGCAGGGGGTAAGATTTTAGAAATATTCAAATTACTGATTTTTTCTTTAACTGGGTATTTGTTTGGGACAAATGCTAATAAAGATGACTGAATCCCTAGTAACTACTAAGCTGCTAGGGATTTTTGTTTTCTCAAAATACAACAGAAGATCAATTTTGTTAACATCAACAAAATTGACAGTATTAATTATTATCGTTTATAAATTTCCGTTTAATAGGACATTTTCGAGAATTTCTGTCCTGATGGAAATTCTCGAAGCAACAAAAGTTTTTCCTCAATAATTCAAGACAAAATCGCCCACCATTTGCCCACCTGCTTTACCATGTTTTGCCAAATTTAACCGAATGAGAAGAAACAAAACACAAACAAATA